GCATTTAATTCGAGGTTATTTAGATGGTGATGGATCTATTATAAAAACACGAAATAGAGTTTCTTTAACAGGTACTTGCATGTTTTTATATAAGCTAAAAGATGTTCTATATGATACTTTAAATATTGAATCTACAATTTATAAATATAATGATATAACTTGTGATTTAAAAATTAATAATATACATAATACTAAAATATTTTTAGATTACATTTACAACAATTCCACAATTCACTTAAAAAGAAAATATGAAGTTTATATTTCACGCTATGTAAATAATTCTTTTGCAGCTTAACGAACTGTAAAAGTAACATAAGGTATTACTCTACTTCCACCGAGAGCCAGTTTAAGGCAATCGTTCCGTTGAATCCAATTACTGAAGATATCTACTATGTAGAAGAAGACAATAAAAATATGCGTATAATCATTTCTGCACCTGTAGAAAAACCAAATGTATTCCAGATAAGTAAAGTTGAAACAGCTCCTTTATTTGGACTGAAGAGACTTACTTTTGCACAGGATAAATTTGATCCTTATACAGATGGTAGAGATAATATAGAGTATGCTCAAGGCGACATTTTTGCTATGTATGCAGACTTGTATGATAATGAAGTACCTACTGATACTCCATTCCATACAGACACTGAAACAAAAATGGATACTACTCATTGTGATTTATTATGTAATGCCAATAAAATTAAGATTGGTGGTAGTTATAAACTAATTACTGCAAAATTCTTTAATATACAGGGTAACGAAATCACAGATGAATTTGTCCCTTATTTAGCAAAAAGCAGCTGGTCATGTTATGTAAAAAATAACAGATATGAAGACCCAGATGAAATCGAAGTCACGGATAATACTGATTTAATCACCTGGTTAGAGCAAAAAGAAAGCAACAAAATTAAAATTAAAATAGCAGACAATAAAGAGTATTTAACGAAAATTCTTGTAATTAAATGCTCTATAAATAAAGATGGAAGAAATATTGTTGGAGAAATTCAACTTCAAATTTCATCCGTATTATAAGGGAGGCTCATAAATGGATAAGCTTCAAACAAAGCAGGAACTTCTTGCAAAGCTTACAGCATTAACGAGTGTTCCTGATGATAATAATATTTATCTAAAAGAAAAGGTTAAAAAAGCCTTATTAAAATCTCCAGAACTCTTGTATGCATTTCACAATTTAGACCTAGAAGATACTGAACTTTTTAATCCGGACGGAACTATCAACTATGATGGGGACTGGACTATGTATTATGGAGAAGAAGGGAATATCCACCCTCACTTCTATTTACCTAATACACAAGATAAAGTTCGGCACCATCTTTGTTTTAAAACTGAATTCACAGACATTCCAAAGTACAACCAAATTATGTGTTATATGAATGTTACTTTTTTAGTAATGGTAGATGTACGTGATGCAATTGACCCACTTACAGGAATTACACGGCATGATCTTATTGGCTCAATTCTTCGTGAAAGGTTTAATTGGTCCAATATTTTCGGTGCACATTGCAATATTGTAAGTGACAAGGAATCTTTTACAGATTCAAATTATATCATCCGCACTATCGTACTTGAGCAGGAAACCACAAATAATATCACCGGTATTCGAAATGGAAAGCGACAGGTTATTAATAAACAGCCATGGACAAGTTAGAGTTTGATGAATCAATCTTTAAATATGATGAGTGCAAACTTCTATTTAGAGAACCATATAGACTGAACAGTTATATAACAATTTTGCAACCGACTATGCAGGATATTATTAATTTTGGTGAACAGGAATATTATCAGATGATAGGCTTGTTATGTGGTACACCGTCCGATTTTAAAGTAATGCTTTGGGATAATGGACAAGATTGGAATAAGATTAGTGAATTTGATTTTTTCTGTGTTTTTGCCACAAGCTTAACACCAGACAAAACAGGAATTTTATTTGGAGATTTAGATTTTAGTAAATTCCGCTTGGCTACAAAAAATGAGACAGGCGAAACAGTTCTTTATAATGAAGAACTTGATTTTGCAATTGATTCCTTTATTTATCATCATATGATTTCTTATGTAAGACGTATTAATGGTATGACTTATACAGGGACTAAGATTATAAAAGGAGCAACTGCAAAGAAATTGGTCATTGAAAGAGACCGAAACAGAATGAAAGCTCAGGCAAATAAACCGTATGAATCTCAATTAGTTAATTTGATTTCTGCCATGCTTGTTTATCCTGGCTTCAAATATAGTAAAGATCAGTTAAAAGAATGTGGAATATATGAATTTATGGATGCTGTTAAGCGTTCACAAATCTACACTTCTACTATTGCTCTTACACAAGGAGCTTATAGTGGATTTATGGATACAAAAAATATTAAGCAAGAATCATTTAACTGGTTACGTAGCACAGACCAAACTTAGGTCTGTTTTTTTTATGCAAAAATTTTAAAGGAGGATACACACATGTTTAATCTTGATGGTGTAATTTGGGACTCAGCCCTTCATGCTGTCGCTGATAATAAAGACACTGGAGAAGTTTATTACAGACTTCCGGATATCAGTGATGTTTCTATCGACATTTCTGCAGACACCAAAGATTCTGTTGATAAGGATGGTGCTCTTATTAAGAGATCTTATACTGCTAAAGCTGCAACCGTTACTCTGACAAATACTCACCTTGTACTTGGTGCTTATGCAGGTACAACTGGATCTAAAAAGATCATGGTTGATACTGTAGGTGAAATGGAAGCTCCAAAAATGCTTCTTGTGGACCCAAGTAAGGCAGATTTTGATCTTCCAGATGAGCCTGTTACTGGTACTGTTAGTGTAACACCAATTTATAAAGATGGTGGTACCGGTAAATCCTTTACTCTGTCTGATGGTGAGGCTGACGAGAATACAAAATTCCAGTTGGCAGCAAAGAAGATTACTTTCCCAACTAAAGTAAAGGACAATGCAGAAATCGTACAGCTGCTTATTAAATATGAGTACAAGTGTAAAGACACTGTTATTATTGAGAATCATGCAAATAAATTCCCTAAAACAGTTCGCCTTACAATCGTTGGATTATATTGTGACCCATGTGAAAAAGACGTTCTGCGTCTTGGTTACATTGTATTCCCAAGCTTCCAGCCAAGTCCAGAGACCACAATTGCTATGAAGAATGATTCTACATTCGATTACAAGGGTGATGCTCAGTCTGACTACTGTGCAAGAAAGAAACGTCTGTTCTATATGGTATTCCCAAAAGATGATGTACAGGCAGACGAAGACTGATATTTTCTTAATCCCATGGGCTAATATGTCCATGGGATTTATTGAAGGAAAGGAGATACCATGTCTAAGAAAAGAAAATGTTTAATGTGTGAGACTGAGTATGAATACTGTCCGTACTGTTGGGAATATGAACGTCAACCAAGATGGAGAACTCTCTTTGATAGAGCTGAGTGCCAGGATGTTTACTACATTATTAGTGATTGGCTTGGTAAACGACTTACTCAAAAAGAAGCTAGAGAAAAACTTCTTGCAGTGAATATTAAAAATATTCCGTTCAATTCATCTGTACAGGGAAATATTGATAAAATCATGCAGATCTCTGATGAAGAATTAAAAGCAGTTCATGACGAAATTGATGATTCTGATGAGGTAATGGATGGAATCAAAAATATCGAACCAGTTCTTAAAAATGATAAAGTTTTTGAGAAAGCTGATGAGAAAAAGAAACAGACAGTAAAGATTAAACCGGTTTCTACAGTAAAACCAGTAGTTAATAAAACTACTAATAAATAATTTTGAAGAGTGATTAAGGAGGTAAGAAAAATATGACCTATTCGCATTGTTCGCGTTTTAAAATCATTCTTACCTCATTTTTTCGCTTTTCTATATGACCAAAAGGACAAATGCTTATGCGCGAATATAACGAAGTAATGAATAAATATTATGATCCTGAAAAATGTGTATTCTTTGAAAATGCTCTTCAGAGTAACGCTTATATTTTTCGCGGTAATGCAGAACTACAGGCAGTCTTAGATTCAAAAAGAAATCCAGGACGCTTTGTATTCGCATTCCTTATCAGTGATCATAAGAGACTTAGAGAAAAATGGAAAAATCACGAATTATAGGTGATACATTATGAAATATTTAACAGAAAAAGAATTTGAAAAAGAAATGACGCAGATCAAACAGCAAAAGCGTCAATATGAAATGAAAAAAGAACTTAGAGAAGCAAAACGCAGATTTCCTAAGTTTAAGAAACCAAGAACAAGTAAGATGGTGTTATGGACTGTGATTGCCATTTGTATACAGATCTTATGGTTTACAGAACATATGGCAACTATTACAGGTGACACAAGTTTTATGTATGCACTTGTCGCTATTCCTGCCTCATTAATTCCAACTGTTTTAAGTTATATGAAAAATAGTCGTGTGGAACATCAAATGGGACAGTTTGAAAATCCGATAGAGATTCCATCTGTAACTTTAGACTTAAATAATGAAGAAGAAAATAAAGCATCCGGTTAAAGAGGTGAGATGAATGAATACAAATACTTTTATTATGTTATTTGCAATTTATAGTATTGCAACAGGACTTGTAGTTGAGACAATTAAAAAATTACTTGATGAAGCAAATAGAAAATATGCTTCCAATTTACTTGCTTTTATTGTTGCAATTGTTATCGGAACTGTAGGAACACTTGTATATTACCAGTTATATGGTATTGCTTTTGATGTAAACAATATTATTTGTGCAGTGCTACTTGGAATTTTAAGTGGTATTGGTGCAATGGTTGGTTTTGATAAAGTAAAACAGTTTATTGGACAGATTAAATAAAAGAATAAAATAAAAGGATGATTTTATATGGAATTTGAGAAAAGAACAGAATCAGAACATGAAAAATGGATTGCAGGAAATAATTATAAATATGAATTAAATACATTCTATGATTTCTGGGGAATTAATAAAAACGATTTTTTTGAAATAACTTCTGAAATTATTTCTTTATTAAAAACAAAAGGACTCACTATGAGGCAAGCCCAAATTGTTTTAATGAGATGTAAAGAGCTTATATTAGATGCAGTCAATGTAGATTAGTGCTGCAGAAATTCATTGATGATTAAATCGTAAGCATCAATAAAAGTATTAGCAACATTACTTGTATCGTGGTTGTGATTTCGTTCTGTGATTTGCAATGCAATTTGTTTAGCAATTTCTTCTTTCTCATTATCTTTAAGCTCCTTAAAATTTCTCATATCAAAATCCTCCTTAGTAAAATTTGTTTTGTTTCTATTAATTATACGAGTAAAAATAATTAAAATCACATGATTAAAGGAAATTTATGACAGAAAAATTATACCTGACCTCTTCTATACCACCATCAGTTAACCATTATACTTCTGTACGTACCATAATGAAAAATGGTAGACCACTTTCAATGGTATATGAGACTAAAGAAGCGAAGGATTATAAAAAAGCATTCAAGAAAATAATTGAGGAAGAAGTAAAAAAACAGAACTGGACCAGAGAGGTAAATGACACACAGCATTTTTTTATAGATGCTGTTTTTTATTTTGACAGAATTGATAAAGATTGTGCAAACTATGAAAAATGTTTAGATGATACAATCACAGAAACACAGTTAATATGGAAGGATGATAATGTAGCACTCTTCCGCCCTCAGAGAATTTACTACGACAAGGATAATCCAAGAATTGAACTGACTATTTATCCTGTTGAATATATTGGGATCTTTGATAATGACGATGATAAGGTGAAATTCGAAGATAAGTGTAAGACATGTAAACGCTATGCAAGAAATTGCAGTTTACTAAGAAAAGCTATTGAAGGAAGGGTTCAACCGGAAATCAAGGATTATGTATGTGAAAAATACTCTGAAATGAAAAATTAAATATTGGAAAAATTATTATGTACTCTTATGAGATTAGTGAACTATTAACAAGAAGTAACTATAAAATTCCATCGGATGTTTATTGGAAAATATGTGAATCACCACAGGTATGCAGAGTTAAATATAATCCATATGGTGATTGTATAGAAATTTGGACATCCGATGGAAACTATTGGAAAGTTACTGTTTATGAGTAAAAGGAAAAATTGTTTGAAAAGGAGTAATTAACTATGAAAGATATTACCGTACAGGAATTTATTAATACATATAATAAGAAGGAATCCGATCAGGAGAAACAGGATTATATTAAATCAATGGTAAAAATTGAGTATATGCCGATTAATACAAAAATGACTCTTGCTGAAAAAATTGTTGAAAACGCATATTGGAAAGATGTTGAGAAAAAGGATATTATAAGCGTCAGCTCTCCAGTTAGACATGTGCTTCATGTGTACACGATTATTAACAACTATACATATATTCATATGGACAATAAGACTATGGCTGAAGATTATGATTATCTTAACAGAGACGGACTTGTTGTAGAACTTATTAAAGCAATTGGTAATGATGTCACAGAATTTACAGCTATTGAGGAAATGACTGCACAGGATTTTATGACTAATCATTATGGAACACAAGCATTTATTCAGAATCAGATTACCAGAATAAATGATGTGTTGAAACAGGTTGGTACTTCTCTCGCACCAGTATTTGCTGAAGCGATGAAAGATATTAGTAAGGAAGATATTATAAAGCTTGTTAAAGCGATTTCTTCAAAATAAAATATGAACATTTAGTTAAGCTCCATGGCTGTCAAAGGTCATGGAGCTTTTTACAGTTTGAATAGGAGTTAAAATATGATTTCATTAAAAATTAACGCCTCTGATCTCAATAAGGCGGCTAGAAAATTTAGAAAATTAGCTGATAGTATTGAGACTGCAGAAAAGAAAACAAATGAAGAAATACC